CCAACTTGACCTGTTCCATTGATAACACCACCACCTCCAACAGTAGAAATAGTAGTAAGACCAGTTCCTGAAATTGAAGAACTACCGCCGTTGGTAGCTGTAGAGTTTAAATAAGTACCTCCACTACCTCCAGCACCAACAGTAACAGTGTACGTTGTACCAGAAACAAAATAAACTGCAGATTCTAAAGTACCACCACCACCTGTAGCAGTAACTGTGGATCTTAAACCACCTGCACCACCACCGCCTCCACCAGCGTAGCCGATGTTTGATCCGTTACCTGTACCGCCTCCACCGCCTCCACCTGCAACTACTAAATAGTTTACAAGATAAGGAGCTGCAGCATTAAACGCAACCCATGCAGAAGCAACAGAAGAATACCACTCAGGAGTTCCTGTGGAAGAGTTCATACGAACACCTCCTGCTTGAGAAGGGGTAGGTCTTTGAGCAGTTGTACCTAAAGGTAAAGAAAAATATCCAGTAGACGTATTAGCTTGATCGCTTACGTTTGCTGAAGTAACGGTATATGAACCACCCAAGGAAACAGAGTTTCCGTTGATCGAGATAGAGCTATTTGTAAGCTGACTGTTGGCAATTCCTGAAAGCGTACCGCCTAAAGTCAAGCTTCCGCTTGCAGTGACAGTACCAGTCAAGGTAATGCCATTTACTGATCCAGTACCGCTTACAGAGGTTACTGTGCCAGTGTAGTCAGTACCCCAAGCAGGTAATCCACTTACTACCCTAAGAATTGTGCCTGTGGCTCCAATTCCTAATTTTGACCATGTATTTGTTGCGGAACCATAAAGCAGATCGCCAGTAGTGACTGTTGATTGACCTGTACCGCCATAAGTTGCACCAATTAAGCTGCCTTGCCATGTACCAGTGCCGATTGTGCCGACAGAGGTAAGGCTGGAGGAAACAATCGCTGAAGGTAAAGCAGTTCCTGCTAAGTTTGCAGCAGGGAAACCAGTTGTATTTGTAAGCGTACCGCTTGAAGGGGTTCCAAGAGCTCCGTTAAATGTAACTGGAGCACCTGCAGAGCCAATAGCAATAGCTAAGGCTGACGCAACGCCAGTGCCTAGACCGCTAATTGCAGTGCTAATGGGAACGCCAGTAAAATTTGTTCCGGTCAATGTTGGAGTGCTGCTCCAAGAAACTGCACCAGCAGATCCTGCGCTTATTGGAACTTGGCCTGAAGTACCATAGCCTGTTGTACCACTTAATGCTGGAGTAGTTCCTAGATTTGTTGAAAATCCAAGAGCTCCAACTGCGTTAATAACGTGAGCAGATTGACCTGAAGATCCCCAAGCAAAATATGATTTAAAACCATTGCCCGAGCCAAAAGTTATATCCCCATCATGACCTGAAAAATAAATTCCATTATTGATAGAGAAAAAATCTGAGGGAGTTCCTGAACTATATACCGAGGAGTTCATTCCGAATTCACCGTAATAGGTAGAATCAGTTCCTAAGTCATTGCTTAAAACGTAATTAGCTGAAGCTCCAGCAGTTCCGCTTTTGTTTTGCAAAAGAGATTGAAGATAACTTCCTGAAACACTTGCGCCAACAGAAAAGCCAGTGTTTGACGCATTAAAACTAAGATTTGGAGTCGTGTTAGTTGTTGAAGTTGTCAACAATACTGGGACAGATACGGTCCCAGTTGAATCTTGAAATACTGCCTTAGTTGCTGGGTAATCGACCCAAACGTCTTGCGTACCACTGGAGAAGTTCACTAGTGAGCCAGAATTAGACGAGGACAGCACTGTAGTACGGGCAAGCGTAGTGCCACCCGCCCCAACAGTGCCATAACCCACTTCCCAGTTTGCGCCTGACTGATCCGCAATAACATAGTAAGTCGTGTTATTTGCCCCTACCCCAGCGGAGAAGGTTTGATAGCCAAGTGCAGCACCAGCGAGAGTTGCCGTACCCGTACCGGGGGAGATTGTGGATTCTCTTACCCGATCAACTAATTTAAAAGCCATGATTAGACCGCAGCGATTTCAGTTTCTTTGAAATAGCGAGCTTGGTCTTCTCCATCAGCATCTTTATAAGATACTAAAAAGACGATTTCGCCAGTGTTTTCATCAAATGCAAACTTAGTTACTGTGCCAGTAATTGGAGCAGTAATGACTTGAGATACTTCTTGACCTTGGGTAAATTTAGGCATGATTTATTCCTTGATTATAAGCTGAGGGAGTAAGTAACTTGAACTACGTTACCACTGTTAACTGGCTGATTGCCGCCTGTGAATGCGCCTGCTGATAACAATGTACCTGCTGTGCTCATCAAAGTAGTCACTGCGCCGGTACCATAAGTAATGAACGCTCCTACTAAAGTACCTGCGCCAGTCATTGTGAAACTAGTAGCAGAACTAGTAGAAATTGCGCCGGCAGAAGCTGTACCAAAAGCAGGAGCAACACGAGCTGCAAAAGTTGGAGCGTTTGTAGAACCAGCTTCAGTCCAGCCAGCATGAGAAGCCATAGTATCGGCTGCAGCAACTGCTGTATATGAAACGCTAGAGATTAAGCCCATGTAAGGACCAGTCACTGTATAAGCTGAGCCAGTCAAAGCTGTTTGCAGCATTAGATTTTTACCAAGGGTACAAACTACGTTGTCGATCTTATCTTCCCAAAGGAGAGGACCGCCTTCATATTCAAAGCATTTGAAAGTGTAAACACCTTCAGCTTGAGCAGATTCGCCCAAACCAGCAACAGAAGCAATGCTTATATTTGCTGATTCCACTGCATTTAATTGATCTTTCATGTTTAATCCTCTAAATCAAAGTTGATGATTGGTTTATAAATACACCTGCAATTAGGTAAATCTCCCGGTAATCCTCGTACTTCATTACCGTACATTTTACCTATTACGGGAGGATCGTCGAACGAATACTCATTACCTGACATTTTTATATGGTCTAAACGTGGAGCTTTACCGCCTCCTGAATGAATCCATATAAACTTTTTAATCCCCAAAGTTTTTAATCTTGAGGTGTTAATAGATTGATAAGCTTTTCTTGTTTGGTCTGCCGCTGTTAAACGAGCATGCCTTACGTCGCCATTATACTTCTTAGTTAAGTAAGGGATTAAATCTTGCATACCTTTACCAGTAGTAATGCTCCGCATAACTTGTCCTTGCACATCACCAAGGAATCTTTCTGGTATACGTTTAATCAGCATTACTGCTTCTTGTGTACTAGCTTTAATGACTTCAGTTAGCCGTTCATTGATTAAAGTAGTGTCTATTTCAAAATTAGCACTAACTTCTTTAAGAGATAAAGCTAAAGTCACTGAAGAGTTCTTAAGCGTACGTGCGATCATGCGATCTACTATACCCTTAGCAATATCATCAAACCTATCAGACCACTTATTCATTAAGCGGTTCATAGCTATTCTTGCTTGACTACTTGTAGAAGCATCCATAGCAGAAACAAAGTTTGTTTCTTCAAATACTGCTTTAAGTTCTCTTAAAGTATCACGATACATCAAACCGATCAACTTAGTAATAGGCTTAGCAAAGTCTGCGGATATTCCTGCATTTGGACTTAATGCTTTGCCTATTGCTCCGTCTTTAGAGATAGGTTTGCGGATTGGCATGTTTACTTCTTATATCGAAGGGCCGTAAATATTTCTCTTGCTGTGTCTCTATGGCGTTTTGCTAAAGCTTCTTTGCCTTCACTTTGGTAAGCTTCTGCTGCTTCATTATGAGCATTAAATGCTTCCATTGAATTGCCTTTAGAACTTAACGCATAAGCTGCATCTGCTTTAGCTCCTGCTCCATGATCATCATTACGACGTTCTTCTGCAGTAGGAGGTGGTCCTTCTGGGGATTGCTTTTTCTTTCCCGAAAGGTTAACCATGTGCTTAGTTACCATTTCTTTATGGCGATTAGCTAATTCTTTTTTGCCTTCTGCTTCATAAGCCTTAATGGCTTCGATATGAGCATTGATAGCTTCTTGTGAAGATCCTTTAGAACTTAAAGCATAAGCTTTATCCGATTTTTCGCCAGAATTGCTATTTGGTTCTTTTTTTTCTGATTCTGTTTTAGGTAAATAATGTTCTTCTTTGCCTGATTTAGATTTATTAGGAGCTATACTAACGGCATGAACGCCTTCAACACGTTGAAGGTCTCTATCCATTTTATGATGAGTTTCAATGCCAGTTTTTCTATGCTCTTCACCAAAATATAATTTGTGCTCTTTATGGTATGCTAAACCTTCTTCTTGGCTTACTTGTTTGAAATGTTTTTCTATATGTTCATGGGTGATATCTGGACCTTTGATAACGTCGCCTTTACCATTCACTAGTATATGAGCTCCTTTAACAGTAATCCATTTCTCATCATCAGCATCTTGAGCAACTGCAAGCTTTTTACCGATTGGGCCACCGCCTACTTCAGGATCATCAAAGTTTTGGTCTTGAGTATCAAGTAAATCTTCATCAGCAAGCTCTTCGCCTTCATCAGGCATATCTTGGTCTTCTAAACCCATTTCATTGTAGCCGGATTGCTTATCAGTAGCAATACGTTGGCGCTCATCCTCACTGGATAATGCACCTGAAGTAATCAATGTTTGACCAGTCTGAGCTTTAGTTAAGTTAGTATCTGCAAGCTCTTTAGCTGTAGGTGTATCAAGCGGCAACCAGTTCAAAGTGGTTTCAACGTCCATTCTCATTTTTAGTTGTGGCTCAACATAAGCTTTAATAACTAACTGATGATGACGTTCGGCTAATGGAGTTAAGTCATGAGCTTGAATAGACTCCAATAACTCATGATAACTAGCTTCTTCATAATCACCCGTAGCATTAAAGCCTTTAGGAGAAGTACCAAGGAGCTTAGTGGCTGGTACGCCAGCAATAGCTGCTACCAATTGGTATTGAGTCATGATAAGCGAATCAAAGTCTGCTAATGAAGTATCAAACTGATTGAACTCATCGCCTTCTTTATCGCCTAACTTGATACCATAGTTATCTCTGAACTGCGCCCAAGTCTGTAATCTACCAACAGCATCATTTGTATTGGTCATTACTGCTTCCATATCAGTAAGCCAAATAGTAGTCCGTTTGGACATAGCTAATTGTGGAGCTTCATTAGAAACACGTTCAGCAGCGTATACACGCTCCATGATTTGTTGTGTTAGCGGTATGCCGCCATAAATGTATTGAGGCTTAAGTACGTCTACTGGTTCAGCATGACGAAAGATAATGAGGTGTGAGCGATGCACTTTTTTACCATTGATAATCCACCAGGTCGGCTCGTAAAAGTGCAATGTGTCAGGTTGGCTTGCGCTTGGACCGTCGAGCATAGGAGCAGTCCAGTAAGGATCAACTTGAACAATACCTTTATATGAACCAGGTGTAACGCCATCAATGTTGAATGGTTTTTCATAGTATTGAGGATCAGTGGACTGCACTTTAAACATTGCAATGCGAACACCAAAGATTCTACCTTTGCGGATAAACTCACGCATGTTCCATTCAAGCTTTAATGACTTATCATAAGACTTAAGAATTTTTACTGCTTCAGGATCAAGCTCATCACCATCAGTAGTGACAATGTTATAACCTTTACGAATAGCATCGTCAGCAGGCATTGCACATGCTTTATTAACTAACCAATTTTGGGCAATGATGCCGCATAGTTGTGCGCCAATGAATCCTTGGGAAGCATACCAACCAATAACAGCATCTGAAACTGTATTCATCCCATTGGCATACATTTTAAAATTAGCAATACCATTGCTTGAATCGTCCATAGCAAAGTCACCATGGAATACGGGTTGCTTTCTTTGCAATGCGTGGAGTTGATCTGCTACGTCATTACGTACCCTATCAGTATCAAGGGTATCAAATTCATGAGTGCTGAATAAACTTCTACGTGGCTTGGGCTGTTCAGGTTCTTTTTGAACCTCTGATTTTCCTAATAGCCATTTAAACATAAAATTTTGTTATCCAAAGTACGAACGTTTGCGCATCTCGCCCGATAAGTTAGCCATGATAAAAGCATCGGCCAAGTTGGGCGATGCAATGTCTCTTTTACTTAAATCCTTTTTGCCTTCAACTTTAACTCTGCCAGCATTATCATAGTCTTGTTTAGGCGAAGTAAGTTCGTCTATTAACTGATTCAAATGAGGCATATTGCCGTCAATGAAGATCATATCATCATCGTTGAAGGATTGTCCATTTCTTACCGCATTATATGTATTGCGGAATCGATCTGCTACTAACCACCAAGCTTGTGCCTTGATGTTTGAGAAATAGTCCCGATTCTTAATTCCCGATCTTTGGTATTGGGAATCAGGTTTAGCTACTGCACCCCCAGCAAAAAACTTCTGGTGTTCAATCCTAATTGTATGAGAGGTATTAAGCTCATTGAACTTAGCCCCTGAGGTAGCACCTACCCCAATAGCGTCATAAACTATTAAAGCATTTAATTCTCTTGCTTTGGACCAAACTTTAGTACAAGACTTAAGAAGTTCATCTTCTTTAGCTTTCCATTGATCAGCCCAAACGTTTAATGAACCATAAGATTCCACCATGGCGCAATAGTCTTCGCCTGCATCTGCAACGTCAAAACCGATTCTACGTATTCCACTAATTTGAATACCAAGAGCATTGTGGCCATCAATAGCAGCCATGACATGAG